TCCTGTGCCAGAGGCACCACAGGTGCTTCCTGTGCTTCCAGCACCACAGGTGCTTCCTGTGCTTCCAGCACCACAGGTGCTTCCTGTGCTTCCAGCACCACAGGTGCTTCCTGTGCTTCCTGTGCCAGAGGCACCACAGGCGCTTCCAGCAGATTTGCTTTCTTCAACTTGAATACGCGGGGCATGGGTTACATATAGAAGCCCCTCGCCAAATATCAATTTTATAAAGTCAATAAATACGTCTTAGGCCCAGTCCCTCTGCAGAATCTAAAGTCCCCATGCTATAACAGAAACAATGAGCCTAAGTCAAATAGAAAAGGACATCGCCTACTTGAACCTCCTTCTAAGAACTAATACCATATCAAGGCGGGAAGAGATGGAAATACGCCAAGAAATGACTATTCTAGAAGAAAAACGGAAGTCTGCGAGTCTACATAGCAACTTAGTCCGTCTCGGCGTGTCACTCTACGGATCATATTTCGGCACAGATGCAAAAATTGAATGATATATCTCTTCTACTATATACAGAATGACGCTCAATCTGACCCCAAATCACTTCTTGCATAATGAGGAATCCCTTCGTTCTAAGATTGTAACAAATCTTGGAACGAATGCATGTAGAGTCTATAATATCTTGAATGAAGACATACGCCGCACAGATGGTTTGGTCAGAGACGCTGCCGCTAAGATTGTTATCAGGGATATGCGCCTGAGTGCGAGTCTGCCATTTGGTCGAAAGAACTATCAAGAGAACCTCCACTACATCTATATTTGGCCGGATCTACAGACGACCAAACTGCCTGACAAGTATCAGGCGGAAATTAACGAGTGGCTAGGTGAACTCAGGGGAAAATATGCCGCAGCAGACACTAGCGCAGACGCCGAGTGACAGCACCCGAGCCCTGAGGCCGCTTACGACGGCTGCCGCCTTTTGTCGAGTTATAGCCAAGTGGGCCTTTAATAAATTTTTGCACTGCTTTTTTATCAAGATATCTATTTCTCACAGCGTCTATCATCATGCGTGCAAGTGCCAAACGCACCTCATTCTGCGTTATCTCTGTTTCTGGGGTCATATTACTTGGGTTGAAGTCATCGGTTGGCAATTTACCTGGCTGTTCGAGGTATTCTTTCGTAGATATTCTGTTTGTTATCATAAACTCTTTTGCCGCATTTTTATCTAGGACACCATCCCTAATTGCATCAAACATCTTAAAAACTATCGATTGCATGCGTAACTTCTTAGGATCTGGACCCTTTAGAACAGAGTTGACGACTTTATCTACCCTTTTCAATGCAGCACCCGCTTCGGCAGAGGCTTTGTTTAACTCTTCTTGCGAGGGACCCTCTACTTATTCCTCCTCTTCCTCGTCACCTAGGTCGACCACTTCAGCATGGCAAAAGTTATACACACTACTTGAGTTCAAATGAGATGTTGAGTATTTTACATTATTAACCGTGAGTTGGAGGTTTATATCTATAAATACGTCCAAGGATTGGCATCTAATTACTTTTGTCGATTTACGTTCTGGTTGCCCATTTACAGGTGTAGGGCGAATATCTTTATATTTTCTGCTCAATACTCCATTAATACCATCGTCTTTTCCGATGGAATCATATAATATCTCATGCGCATCGTCATATTTACAACATATAAAATATACAACCATGATATCAAGAGGCTTAAATTTAACTACATCAGATGGAGCAAATAATTCTGTTAGAGCAAATAAGTTTGTTAGATCATTCTGTATTTGTTTAATTGTCTCATTCTCATCAGTGCTTAGACCATATACTAACAAAAATGCATCTATATGATTTGTAATGTTTTTTGGCTTAATAGTATTCATTACTGCCTTGTTTGATAAAATTGCTCTCATCTTTTCTACTTGCGCATCTTCATAAATACTGTCAATTATCAAAGCCAACCCGTCTTTGAGATCCTCGTTTATACCGCGATCAAGCATACCTTTGAGTTCAGCCTTCTTAGCATTTAAAGTTACTTGCTCACGTACTTCTTCGCGTTCCGCTTCCCTATAACTCTGAATAGGACCCATACTAGGAACTCCACCCGTCGAGACTTTATAGAATTCCGCTATCTTTGCCCCACCGTCTGCTTTTGCAGTCAAGTATTCTTTCACTCTCTTATATGGTATGGGTGCCATTTCTGGTTTAACACTTTTTTCAATAGAGTCCTTGTATAAATAGTTCGTTCCAGTATATAATAAACAGACCCAGTGGTAATTACCATAATTTATCATATAGCCAATGAGGGTTTCTTCATCCCTATCCTTTTCAAAATTATGGTCAGCAACCATTTTTCCAATTGTAGAGTCTACATTATATCCTAAGACAGTTAGAGCAAGTTTCAATATACTTGTGCTAAAATTCCCATTTGAAGGGCATGCCTCATTTTCCGCATCATCTATCAGACGTGAATTTACATGACTGATGTAATTGCAAAACCTATTCAGGTCAAGAGGAATACTAGCGCCCCCTGTCAATATCAGATGCACATTACGTTGAGTTACGATTGCTTTTAATTCCTCTTCAGCATATGCTGTGGCATCGCCTTTTGCTGTATAAAATTCTGCACCGAGTAAGTTATTCAGGGCATGTTTTCCGCAGAATAATTTTCCTTGTTCCTGTTCTTCAAAATACTTATATATGGCGGGGCGTGACCTTGCATCAGCATCAGCAGACTTAGCAACAGCAGGATTCGCGCCAACAGGCTTAGCAACAGCAGGATTCGCGCCAACAGGCTTAGCAACAGCAGGCTTCGCGCCAACAGGATTCGCGCCAACAGGATTCGCGCCAACAGGATTCGCGCCAACAACGCTACTAGCATCGTCATCAGCAACATCAGCCGCACCAGTTGCTACCGAAGGTGGTGGTGGAGCCCCTAATAATAGTGGGGGTGGGAATCGATTGTATAGATTATAGGCCTTTTCTAATATCTGCCCAAGCATTTCTAGACTATCAATTGGAGGCCATGTCTTATTGTGTATTTGTTCAGGTTCAGTTTTAAATACAATTTCTTGTATTTTAGGTATCAAGAGATAAGATGCACTAATATATATAGGTAGTAATGGATGATGAAATATAAGGGCGTCCAATACTCTCTGTTTTACAAGTAAATCATTTCCACCAACAATAATATCAGTATGAGTAAACATAGTTACTATTCGTGTAAAATTAAAAACGCTAATAGTATACAAGGATCCCTCCTTTAATTTATCTAGATGCTTATACTCTCGTGAATGCTCCAACACTCTAATAATTAAATTAGCCGTTGATTTTATAGTTAATATTCCTGTAGTCTTAGGTGCATTATCACTTACAAATTTATCTATCTGACATTTCTCACCATTGACTGTATACAAATTCGTAAATAATAAGTGAACTAAAATACGCGTGGCATCTTTTATATTATTTACAGATGCACGCACTACAGCCGTTAAAAAGTTAAAACCCTGGAAATATGATGGAACGAGTGGAACGCTTGAAAAGATTGCTTGCATTATCGTGTTTATTTCTTTTATATTTGTTGTATCACTATTCCCTGATCTGTGAGCGTTGCGTGTAATTTTCTCTATTTCTTCACCTGGTTCTTTCAGACGCTTCAGTATATTGGTCATCACATTATCTATTTTACTTTTCACGCCAGTTATCGTAGCAGAGTATTCTAATGCATCTAGCCATACCTTAGCCCTATTCTTTTCTGAAATAGGGTTTAGCGATTCCTGTTCGAATTTAAGGAATTTATCCAGTGATCCAGGTTCAAAGGCTGGCTCTGTTATACCCAATTTAAGTTTAGTCATACCTATCCCACTCGACTGGCCTAATTTATCAAAATATCCAGGCCACCCCTTTTTTGGGACCCACATCTGTAATTCTGGCCATATAGCATTTAATATAATTACACTTGCTTCATACTTTTGATCAAAAACAGATACAGATTCATCTAAACTGTTTAATACTTCTACATGTTCCTCTAATGAATTGATACTCCTCATCGATTTAACTTTAACACATCCGCACTTTATTTGAGTTCCATATGGGTCTCTATAATATGTATCATACGTCGCATCATAAATCCACTTACGCGCTGTAGGTGAATCTGGTAAATTTAGACGTTCCCAGTCACCATTGTGAATACTAACATCTACTTCTTTAATTTTTCCTTCAACCCTTCGAAAGACTAGATAGTTATATTTAGGATTACCTCCTTCTGCATCAAAATAGATTCGGGGATTTTCAAACTCACCCTTATACGTGTAAGCCCATTCACCTGTGGTAGTCAGTATATATTCCGGCCAGTTGGTTACCCCTTCTCTGAGTGTATACTCTTCAGGCAAATATTCTTTCGCCATCCAACCTATTTTAACCACAGTAAAAATAGTCTAGATTTATTTACTTAGACAAACAAAGATTTCAAACTGTTCAGGGGTCTAACGGAAGTCTCATTAACCTTTAGGAGTCAATACACAACAAGCAGCACTGAATTTCAGTGGCGGGATCTTGACCTGATCATCACCTACTTGGATCACTTGAATCCAGCAGACGTTTAGTTGCTCATCTTTGTTATTATGAGTAACGGGAATGAGATTGTCGCCACTCTTCAAACAATCATTCACGCCATTGTATGTCATAGTGCAATATAGGTCGATCTTCAAGTCAATCTTACGAAAGCATGCCCGGAAGGCCTCTATGAGCCTATCATGTGTCTCCGTATATGTGACCGTGCACATATTGTTTTCCCCAAGAACAGACTCAATGAACCTGAATCGTGTTTCAGTCATTCACGATGATGTGATGACGGAAAGTAGCACGCACCCTATCAATTTTTACGGTATTTTGACTTAGCCTTTGCTTTCAGGCCCGCTTCAAATATCTCCCCGGCCTGCTCAGCCGTCAAGGTATCCAAATCAGCCTCCTTTGGAATGCTTACGTATTGGGGTTTGGCAGTCCCTTGGGGTTTACTTACGCCTTTAGTTTTGGCAACTCCAGATCCACCAACACGCATCAAATAGGGGCCATACGGCCCTGTCCTTATCTGAAACGGCCCCACCATCCTCACAGGGTTCTCCTGCTTCGCACGTATCTTAGTGATTATGGCATCCACGTCATCTTCAGCACCGACATTGATCTTTACACCATTCCAGTCCACATACAGACCATACGGCCCCTGTCTCCGCATGATCGCATGACCATTCCATTCTCCCACAGTATCTCCCTGCTTCTGTTTAAACACAGACGCTACAAACTCTGCGACCTCCTCCTCCGTTATATCCAAGAGACCCTTCTTGACTCCTCCGGTTGATCCCGGCGGCGGCCACCCATAAAATACCGGCTTCTCATCTTCATTAGCAGCCTCCCTCAAGAGAAGCGGGCCTTTCGCACTCATAACACCAATAACTCCGCCCTCAAACTCCCGGCGCTTCGCGCTTTTTACCGCCGTCCCGGAAGCCGCCTTCAATTCCGAGATTCTGTCTTTGTAAGAATTCCAAGTATCTCCCAAAACTAATTTCCAGTTCTCTCTTCCTTCGGCAACTTTATCCAGCCGACTTTCCATTTCCGCCGTGAAGTCGAAAGCAAAGAGATCCGGAAAATGTTTCATTGCGAAAACCATAACTGACTTCCCGAGAGGTGTGGGAATTAATCTCGCTTTCTCTCCGCCGCGTTTCAGTTGGAATGGCTGAGATGCCGGAGGCCAAGAGTCGCCCCGGTTCAAGGTATGGGTTTTGAACTCCTGGAAACTTGCCGGGATATCCTGGATTTCCACATACGCCTTCTCATTGATTGTGGCAATCAGAGATGCGAACGTCGACGGTCGCCCAATGCCCCGCTTCTCCAGATCACGCACAAGAGTCGCTTCCGTATAGCGACCCTGGGGCTTCGACTCCTTCGGCTGTGCCTTGAGGCTGCGCCACCAGAGAGTCTGACCTGCAGACAATTTCTCCGCTGCCTTCCACGCCTGAACTCCCTCTTGTTCCACGGCAGCAGAAGGGTCATCGACAGCCGTATCGCCTTCCTGGGCTACGGCAAGGGCCGCATCCTTCTCATCGGCCGCCTTCCATCCCGGGAACACGGTTCGCCGCCACTTGGCCAGCCAGGGCAACTCGCCCTCATCGCCCTCGGCGTCAAATATGACTTCCCGGGTCTCACCCTTCGCCTGGGCCATGGTCGACTGTATCGCCCTCAGCCAGATGAGGTGGTATATCTTGTGGTCTTGAGTTCCCCAGTCTTCTGATTCCGGCAATTTACTCATATCGAAATGCGTAGGCCGAATTGCCTCGTGGGCTTCCTGGGCCTGCACGGCCTGCGCTCCCTGAGTGGCCTTGCCACCTTTCATAACTCCAGTCTTGCCGGAGGCCAGATACTCCCTCCCCCACTTGGCCTCCACGACTCGTCTGGCTTCCTCTACTGCCTCCTCACTCATGGTCGTCTGGTCCGTTCTCATATATGTGATGTGACCAGCCTCATATAACTTCTGAGCAATCTGCATTGTCCGCTTCGGTGCACAGTGATACAGATTGCTCGCCTGCTGCTGTAGTGTGCTCGTCATCAAGGGCTGCGGGGGGCTCTCCGTCCACGGCTTTGTCGTGGCGGATCGGATCTTCGCAGTGAATTCAGTGGCATGATTTTCCAGATAATTCAGTGCAGACTCTTCGTCAGACAGAGCCTCTTGCATGATTGCCGGCCATGCAGCAGCGCCCTCCGCGCCCGCCCATGTGCCCTGTATTAGCCACGAGACGTCCGACTTGAACCCCGTAATGACTTGTTCTCGCTCACAGACGAGTCGGAGAGCCGGTGTCTGACAACGTCCAGCCGAGAGGGCAAGGGACCCCCCTACATATTTCCAGAGGAGCGGGGAAATTGTGAACCCGACCATCATATCCAGCATTGCTCTCGCCTGTTGCGATTGCACCTTGTTCATGTCGATGGTGCGTGGATTGGCGATAGCATGTAATACGGCATTTCGAGTGATTTCTCGGAAGGTCACACGAGGATTTTTCCGGGGATCGAGTTTGAGAAGGATGGCAATGCTGAACGCGATGGCCTCGCCCTCTCTGTCATCATCGGAACACAGGATAATCTGGTCGGCATCTTTCGCTGCGACCTTTATTTGCGCAATGGCCTTAGCCTTTTCCTTCATGAATTCGTAGGTCGGCTCGAAATTCCGCGAGATTCCTATAGAGTCGATGTCTTGGACGAGGGCGCGAATGTGCCCCATCGAGGCTATGACGCGATAGGCGGCTCCCAGGAAGCCCTGTATCTTTTTGCATTTGGCTGGAGATTCTACGATTACGAGTGGCATCTATTCTATATATGTGCGCGCCAAGAGTTCATTTTTACTAGTCAGTCTAGAATAGATGGATCGTCCGAACACGTCGTCGGAAGGTGCACTATTCGAGTTGGTGGCCAGGGGACAAAAAGACAAATATTTCATGAGTTCGGAGAAAACGGCGTCTGTCCCGTTTTCCTATAAGATGACCGCGTGGCCGGCGACCTTGGACGAAACGAGACTGACGCAACCTCTGAATACGGTCGATTTCGGACGAAGTGTTGAGTGGGAGTTGGATGTATTCGGGGATGTCTTGATCTCGGCTGCATTCAAGGTAGACTTGCCGACATGGCTACCGACTTCTATTGCGCCCTTGAATTCCAAGAATCGGGTCGTAGATGCATCTGGACAATCTTATGGGTATACGATGGGCGTGGGTGCTTTTCTTTTTGAGAAGATCCAGTTTTTTCAGGACCAGATTCTTTTGCAGGAGTTCTCGGGTGACTTCTTGTATGGCTGGACTCACTTGCAGGGGTCACTTAGTCAGGAGAGCCTGACCTTAAAGCAGTTCGGGTCTCACGCAGGTGCAGCCATCGATATCCAGCGCAATGCGACTCCTGGGCGTCTTACGCTACGCCTGCCTCTCATTGGATGTAGTCATCCGGAAGACGGGGGTCTACCATTTGTCGCACTTCCGGGACAGAAATATCGCATCAGGGCCAAACTTCGACGACTGGAAGATATGGTAGAAAGTTCCGACGGGGCGGTGAAGCCTGCTCCGTGGAACAGGAAGGATCTTGCCGTGATCAACCGAAATGGGCTCCGAACCCCCTTTCAACCCTTTACTAGAGAGGAAATGGGGAGGCCGCTCGTGTCCTTGGAGACAACGCAACGTTATGTACGACAGGATATGCAGGAACAACTGAAGCAGATGAAGAATCAGATACCATTTATACGGCCATTTGAGAACGTGTTGAGTTTGGACCCAAGCGAATATATTCCTCTAGAGAAGGGTGTAAACTCCTATGTGACCAAACGTATAGATGGTCGCCATCCATCAGAAGGTATTTTGGTAATGTTTCAATCCGACTATTTTGCAGAACGTAACCAATTGTGGAATTTTGCGAACCCTCTTATAAGCGCGACAAATCTCGAGGGAGACTATTACAGGACGATGAAGTTTCTTGTCGCGGCGAAAGAGCGCGAATCCGAGTGGGGGCCAGACTTGTGGCGGGGACTGTCGCCATTGACAAAGTCGGAGAAGTGCCCAGGTATACCTATCAGTTGGATTTCCTTCACATATGGTCCTGGATATGGTTATAGGGCACCAGAGAGGAGAAAGCCATCGGGGACTCTGAATTTTTCCGTGGCAGATAGACCGACTCTGTGGCTGAGTTTACAAGACACATTAGCCACATCTCTCGGTAAAAAAAGAGTGTGTATGAGGGCCACGACAATTGGCTGGGGCGTTTATAAGGTGGAGGGCCAGCGGGGCACCTTAGTATACGGGAACTAGTGGATTGCGTGCCCTTCTGCTGCTGCTGCTGCCGCTGCTGCTGCAGCAGCACTCCGCGTTAATCGCATGTTATTCCGGTTGTTTGTCTCATCGACGACCTGCTGGAGTTGCCTGAGAACGCTATTATTTGTGTGACTACGTAACAGGCGTATCTCATTTTCATTCAGAGGCACAAGCGGTGGCATATCGTCATTATAGTCTAAGGGCACCAGTGGCGGCATTTCGTCATCGGTATCCACCTCTTCCTCAGATGTTCTCTGATTGCTCGAAGGGCTCTCGCTTCTCGTATCATCAGGCGGTTCATTCAAGTGGCGCATATTATTGTAAGTTCGCATGAGGTAAATATAGTGAATCATGCTAACGCCCATATAGAGGGTGAAAAGTTGGAGAATCGCAGCGGTAGAATGGTAGTTCATGAAAGCCATGCAGGAACTTAGGAGAAGAAAGATAAAGACCAGTCCAGTGTTTTCGATGGCAACAATTTCAGGCTGGACAGAGCCCTTGCGACGGCAGCAATTCGGATCGGCATAGTGAAGGCGATCGTAGTAGTTGGACATTCTCTTGCGTATACTTAACTACATGAGGTCGCTGGCGTCAATTTTTGTTGCACATGTCGGTGTAAAGAACTCGCGCGATTTATCAGTATGCCCAGCCCATCGTATCGCCTGGAACTGCTTGTGTTAGAGGAGGCGAAGGCCTATTATGCTGCCACAGGCACTAGAGAGAGCCTGTCCGGAGAAAACGCCGGCTATGATCTGAAGGTTGTAACTCCTCAGGGATATTTGGCGAATGCAACGATAGTGCCTCTTGGCGTGAAGGCTCGAATGGTCAGATTTTTAGATGACGGCTCAGAGGAGGAGTGTCATTTCAGCCTTGAGCCTCGTTCATCTATCTTTAAATACAACTACATGATGGCAAATGGCCGTGGAGTCATTGACCGCTCCTATCGCGGGCAACTCATGGTGCCTCTTATTTCGGTCGGAGAAAAGGGTATTAGATATTCTATGGATGCCGGCACAAGACTCTTTCAAATCGTTGCACCGGATATGGGATACATTCGGGAAGTCGTCTATGTAGACTCTCTATCAACGACTGTGCGTGGTGAGGGTGGATTCGGAAGCACGGGCACTAAGTAGATGGATATAAACACCAAAAACGGATATGGCACAAAACAACCCAGAGGACAGGCTACGACATTAATAGATCTCGTAACCCGTGATGATCAGGATACTGATATGTTCCCGTTGACTGCAAGTATAACGAGATTTACACGCGATGAAGTTGCAAGGACAATTCCGATGTCTACGGTCTTTCGAGAGTTCACCTTCAAAGGTCCTGCAGATTTCGGGCAGACCTTCTTATTTGAGTTGGATCACAATGCGAGTGGCGACATTCTTCAGAACCTGTGTATCCAGGTCAGACTCGGAGACTGGTTGCCTGCGATTACCCGTGAGCGCTTGCGCATAGGCCAATACAAATATATAAATAGCACAGACGCGTGGACATATTCTAATTCTCTGGGCACTACTCTCTTGGACTACGCGACCTTGGAAGTCGATGACCAGGTCGTAGAGAAGATTAGCGGCGACGCCTGCAATGTGGTGAGTCTACTCTTCCCCGATCTCAACAGTCAAGTGGGCGCATCAGATGTATTGGGGCGCTTAACAATGGATGATCTGAAATCGTGGCCCGGTAACACTTCTATACCAACCGACGATATGTGGATAACGATCCCTCTCTGTTTTTCTATGATGAGAGAGCACTTGACAGCGACGTTCCCGTTAATTTCCTGTAGAACGGGCACGATGAGAGTGAGAGTGACCTTCAAGCGATTCGATCAAGTTGTTCGATCTGTATCGGGTTCCAGGGCCTGCCCGACAGATACTCCGATTGGAATCACTTACCTACTTAATGACTGCCGATTTCCGAAGCGTGGTAAGATTGCCATTGCTGTGCCCGCTATAGAGACAGTGCCCGCCATGCGCCAAATCCAACTCTTAACACAGGGCGTCTTTGTCGATGGACCGTATCGTGAAATGCTACTACGGCAACCCTTTGAACGCCCCTTCCGCGAAATACAACAATTCGATTTTAATGAGCCTCTGAAATACCTCGTAACGAAGAGTGGCGATGATAAGATTACAGTGCAATTGCCACTAGAGGCCAATCAGCCGGTGGAAGAAATCGTGTGGTTTCTGAGACGAAATGCGGCTGTGACCTTGAATAATAACTGGGTAAATTACTCGGCCACTTTGGAAAAGGACTATGACCCTATATTCTCGCCTCTAGAACCACTGCTAATATCTGCCAAAATTCAGGGCAACGGAATGGAAATTGTGAGTCAAGATGAGGCGTGGTTTAGATCCCATATAGCAAGAGCACACAGGGGCGGTAAGGCAGCCTACGACTCTTTCATTTACGGCTACTCCTTTGCTAGGAATCCAGGTGAACATAATACAACGGGGAGTATAAATGCCAGTCGTCTTAGCAGTTTGCGGTTAACACTGGATGTGCGCCCGCCATCCATAACGGAAAACTCAGATGCAGAATGGGAGGTCCACGTCTTTGTCTTTGCATTCCAGTGGCTGCGATTCGAGAATGGTATATGTAATAAGGTATTTTCTAACTAAAAATTGATATCTCATATAGTCTATTGGTTGGTATAAGATGTCAGAAGGGGTCACAGAATTTACTGCTGAGTTCTTTGCCGAGTCTTCCAAGGCTTGGATGAAAAACAAAGTTCGCAGGGGGGCCTCTATGTCCTACAAGTGCCAGGCTATTTGCAAGAATGGGATGCCGTGTAAACAGACTGCGAAAGTCATTGATTTTGACATAATAGTCTGTAGAATTCATAGCAAGCAGATGGACAATTAAAGGTAAAGAAAGACTCGTAGAATAATAGGTGGAATGGTGTCGAGCCTTTTGAAAATTGTATCAACGGGTATACAAAATGAACGACTACAGCCTCCGAAAGGTCAGCCGGATATAGGGTCTTTTTTGACAGTTATGGTTAAACCCGGACGATATGCGACAAACTGGGTTCGTATAGAATTTGATACGAAACCCGATTTTGGAAAAACTTCTGTGATTCGTCTACCGACAAAGGGTGAGATGATTGGTCGTATATATTTGGTCACATATATGCCAGATATTAAGACTCCGCAATTGAAAGCCTTTTATACACGAAAATCCGTCAATCTTGCAGAGAATTATATATCGCAGAACTTGTATTATGGCGATGGAAGATATTTGAACAAGACAACCTTTACATCGCCTCTGAATGGACTAGCGCCACCCAGTGCGATTAATGCCAAGTTCGAGGGAATACAATTGGATGATTTAATTGTTGGCGACGACTATACTATTAACGTTATATGTTCTGCGGCAACACAGACAGCATTTTCACTTATATTTTCCGATAGACCATTGAAAACGGCTGCTTTTAATATGCTAAATACGAGTGCATCATCATTTATGACAGCAAACGCGTTTGACCCATATTTACATATAGATACGTCATTAGAAGATTCAAATGGCTTCATCATTACATGGAAAGATGATCCAATATATGGCACCGGTGTGAATTATATGACGAGGCTTTCAAATTCTAATAGACCCAAATATAAATTTACGGCAAGTTCAAGGACACAGTGGCTAACATTTGGCACATATGATAACACAGCAAATATTGTCAATCTCACTCTCTTAAGAGATGCAGCAACCGATCAATCTCAGATTGCAGAATATTATCCGAAATACAAGACTGATTTAGTGGGTCCCCACTTTGGCTGGACAAATAGTCTGGGTCACAGCCTTATAAACTTTGCCTCTATAACGATTGGCGGCAATCTAGTAGAAACGATCGATGGCCAACTCATGGAGATCTTGGATGAATTCCATACACCTCTGGAAAAAGTGTCGGAAGTCAATAATTTAATATGCAGGAAAGATTCGGGGTTTTCTCAGACCTCATTTGGTTACAGCAATACAACCTCACAGAAAGTTATAACACCATTACCATTTTGGTTTAGCCGTGGAGATCCTGGCTGCGTTTTACCAATAGATGCGCTCAACGTAGACGAAGTCCGCCTTTCTATACAGTTCAGACCACTTAATAGCCTCTATTACACAGACTCTAGAACGACTACTCCTAGTGTAAATGTGGAAGGGGGGTCACTATGGCCGATGTTGAACTCTGTCTTCTATTATGAAGATCAGAATGGTGTTCGAATGACGAACCTCGAACCCCTTCGTAACTATATAAATCCTACAACCCCGTTTTTTAATATAAAAATGCCCAACACTCTTACAATACCAGAAGCATATTTGATGGTTGAATATATATATATGGATAAACCTGAAGCCAACAGGTTCCGCATAGCAGATATTCAGGTGCCAATTGTCCAGCATTATATATTAAACCCTGAAGACACAAATAAGAATATATTTGCAAAGATTCGCCTGGATATTCCTAACCCCGCTAGAGACCTATTCTTTTTCTGTCAGAGATACGAGGCCCCATCATTCAATGCGCACTTTCTGGCCACGAGAGACTTGACGCAGAATCTGAACAACGAGTATGACTTGTGGTGGCCAGATGCAACTGGGTTGAATGCGAGATACCCTGGTGTATTGAAACCCGGATTTTCCAGAAGTGGCTCAGAGCCTATACGCTGGCTATCGCTGAATTACGCGGAAACTCTGAATCGATATTCTACCGAAAATGTTGCCCTATTCCGTTCACTGCTGCCATCACTTGAGCAGAGAAAGGCGCCTTGGGTGAATCGCTATTATTACAATCTACCATTTGGAATTCAGAATGGTTATACACCCTTTTCAACACCGCTGGGCCAAGCGAATCTGGATAAAATCCAGCGTCTCAATCTATCTCTAGGATTCCACGGAGTGACGGGGGATCCTACAGACAATTATGCAGAGCGATTCTGGGTGCGCACATATGCAGAAACATATAACGTCTTCAGAGTCTATGGGGGAAGGGGTGCTATGATGTTTGCATATTAGAGGAGTTTGGCTTTTCTTGGATTGAAATATGTAGTATTCATAAAGTCCCAGAACAAGTATACCAAACCAAGATTATATGTTAAAAATATGATAATAACAGCCTTATTTATAGGTGTTTCGATAGGATACCATAAGTATAGAGTTGTAAAGCCACTTATGAATTGCAACATCTGTAAAGAAGTAATATAGATTTTAGTGAATCTCAAATCAAACTTTAGATAAGATAACAAATAGAATGTATACATGATTGAATGTATAAAGGAATTACAGAGTGTTACAATTATTACGGCATCTACACTATTTACATATGTCAAATGCCAACAGATGACTGCACCGACGTGATGGTATTTTTGTAAGAACGAGGGCTGTTTTCCTTTGGAGTATATTATAAATGTATCGATATATTCATAGTATTTTGATAAGTAGAACAGCCATAAATAGTTTTTAGCCTCTGGAATAGAAAAATAATAATTATTCTCAAACTGTATACCATGATTCCATAAAATACCTGATAAAGATATAAATATCCAAAGACTAAAGATCGCTAATGCCAGGTTATGGGCAATTATAAAGGTTTTGCCGTTCCAGGGATATGAAAGATAGAAAAAAGTTCCGGCGACAGGTGCAATTACCTCCATACTAATTTATGTGGACTCGTTTTTATATCCCCTTGGCGTTTAGGTGAAGGCCCGCCAAAAATTGAGTGGCCCAGTCGATCGGCCTGCAGCATACCCACCAAGAATGTCAACTTTCAGCAGTTGTTTCAGTCTCCGTTTTATCCGTAACACCGAGTCTGCGGCCGCGTCTACGGACGACCTGGTAAAAGTTCGTAAGAACCTGGAGGAGGAAGATTTCGAGTTAACCTATGTGGACGAGAATAACGGGTCGCCTGTTGTGCATGAGATGATCTTTACCAAGCGCTCTGATTTGATTAACCATGTATATTTGCTTCTGAAGAATCAAATGATCGACGACGACGGGTTCAAGGCGGTCCAGTTCAGTCTACCGGCGATGCCACGGATGCTTGTCCGCGCGGACAAGTTCAGGGATGTGTATTACCGCGAGCATTTCCTCGACCTGATCGAGAATGCATTGGACTGCCTAGATCGGTTGACGGTGAGTTCTTTAAAGACCAATGCAAAAAAGTCTATAAAGTCTCGTCGCGATGAGGCCTGGCTTGCGGCGGATATTGCGACCGCGCAGGCGAAGGAGGTCGAGAGCAAGTCGCTTGCAGCGCGCTTCAACAGTGTGGCAACCCCTTTGCAAGAGGCTGAGCAAGAGGCTGAGCAAGAGGCTGAGCAAGAGGCCCCCTATTACTATGATATTACTCCGTCAAATGCGACTCATGCGACTACTCCTCCTCCTATTCGCCGGTCCAAGCGCCTGGGCAGCCGCCACCAGGTGCTACGTGGTGATCCCTTTGAGGTGTAAATACTCTATAATTATATCTGCAATCAATACCTATAAACTTATTTTTTATTTGGAATCGCAGGAGGATTGTCATTAAATCCTAGAAGGGTTATTCCTAGAATAGCGAGAATCATACCAATCCACTGGGTAGGTGACAGACTTTCTCCAAATACAAAGACACCTATAATTACTACAAGAATATCGCTCATTACATCCCATAAAATATTCATAACCATCATGGAATCTGTAGAAAGAGATTTATAGAAGATGTATGGTTGTGTGGCATATATAATGGATGCAAGTGGAAACATCCAGTTACCCGTAAGCATTCCCAGACTTTTTGCTTTGAGAAGAGGCATTACCAGGGCATCAATTGAAGCCATATAGAGGGCATATAGATATGGGGCACTACGCATCGTGACAGTATTCCTATGATAAACTTAGAAAATATCTAATAATCAACTTAAACCCCCATATATATGTATATAATGCATAATTTTGTTATTTGCTCTGTATTCAAGAATGAAGCACACATTTTAGAAGAGTGGATACAGCACTATAAGAAAAGAGGTGTATGCCATATTTACCTTGTAAATGATTTTAGCACGGATGATTATTTACCAATTGTCGAACAATATAGAGGTTACATTACATTATTTCATAATGATATTGTAACAAAACAAGTGGGTCGGCAGATTATGATATATGAAAAATATTTTCGTCAGATAATACCTGAGAGTAAATGGATAAGCATCTTAGACATGGTCTTGGAAGATCAGATGTAATCAGATGTAATCTGATGAGATTGCAAGTGTCTGATTCACCGGCCTTATTTGGACTCAGATAAGACTGCTAGAGTCTGATGGAGTTGGTGAGATCTGATGAG